GCATGGCTGGCAGGGCAAGATGATCTTACCGCTGCGTTTGCTGTTGGCGATGATGTCTACAAGCAGATGGCACACGTTATATACAGTACCCCTGTAGAAGAAGTTACAGACAGCCAGAGGTTTGTAGGTAAGACTACAATCTTGGGGGCTGGCTACGGTATGGGTGCGGTCAAGTTCCAGACACAGCTTGCAGGTATGGGTGTTGAAGTAGAGCTAGCAGAAGCGCGGCGTATTATACAAATCTACCGCAGGGCTAACGGGGCTATAACTCAGCTATGGACAGACGCAAACAATACAATTCAGTACATGGACCGTGGTGACACGTTACAGTTTGGCAAGGACGGTGTGCTCACCGTCGATGCGTCTAGGAACGCTATTATCTTACCGTCTGGGCTACCAATGTTCTACCACGCGCTAGGTAAATACTCCACCGAAGACGGACAAGAATACATGTATAAAACCCGCAAGGGCTTGGTTCGTATATACGGGGGTAAGGTTATTGAGAACGTTTGCCAAGCAATAGCCCGTTGCATTATAGGTCACCAGATGATACTAATTGCCAAGCAATACAAGGTAGCGCTGACTGTACACGATTCGATTGTAATTACTGTGCGCGATGAAGAAGTAGACGAGGCTAGGGCTTACGTAGAACATTGCATGAGCCAGAAACCCGATTGGGCCGATGGCCTACCTATCACCTGTGAAAGTGGCACAGGCAAATCATATGGAGATTGTGAGTGATGGGAGCAAGACCAGATTTTATACCGACTGAAGTGTTTAGGCAGTACCTATCGGCTACACAACTGAACAAATATTTTCAGGTCGGTGATATGCAGGCAAGCAGCTACGTGGCGCGGTGCGCCCGTCTTGGTAAACCTATAAAAGTTAAAAACAAGTTCTTCGCAAGATACCGCCCAATAGATGTTATCGCTAGGGCACGGGCAGAAGCGCGAGAGATAACGCGGACTGAAGAAGACAAAATAGTTTTTACCCACGCAATGTATGTCGCCAAGGTGCTGGAACTAAAGCAGGAGATAGCGGAGTTAGAAGATTGCAAAACTCGTACAACGCACACGCTATCCCTAGACATTCTTAGTAACCAAATAACCTCGCGGGATATGCTGTTAGAAGAAGAGGTAGTAGCAGGTAGTCATGGGTATAAGTTTGCTTGTGGGGTGTATTTTCTGGTACATGCGGGGGCCGTTGTGTATGTTGGACAGTCAATTAACGTATACGCTAGGGTGCATAGCCACAGACAAGAAGGGTTTAAGGTGTTTGATTCCTTTGCATTTACTCCCTGCGAGAGAGAAGAGTTAGATATGTTAGAAAGTCTTTATATCCATGCGTTGTGCCCGTCTGGGCAGGGGCGTAGTATGCACGGGAATTTAGCCGCGCCGTACAGTATGCGACAAATGATTGCGTTGGGTAAGCGCGAGAAATACACAAGGAACCAACGACTATGACTAAAGTATCGCCATGGTCTTTCAGTAAGATCAAAGCATTTGAGCAATGTCCTAAACAGTTCTACCATGAGAAGATACTCAAAGAGTTTCCGTTCAAGGAGAGTGATGCTATGTTGTATGGCTCTGCATTTCACAAAGCCGCAGAGGATTTTGTAGGTAAAGATACACCGATACCCAAGAAGTTTAGTTTTGCGGAAGGGGCACTGGTATCACTAAAAAACCGTAAGGGCAAAAAGCTGTGCGAAATAAAGCTTGGACTTAACTCAGACTTAGAAGCGTGTGATTTCTATGCCAAGGACGTTTGGTTTCGTGGTATAGCTGACTTAGTTATACTCGATGGTGACCTTGCGTGGGTGGTAGACTATAAGACAGGCAAGTCTTCAAAGTACGCAGACAAAGGACAACTAGAGCTAATGGCGTTGGGATTGTTTGCTAAGTACCCCCAGATTAAAACAATACGTGCAGGATTATTATTTGTTGTATGTAATGACTTGGTAAAAGACACGTACATGGAGTATGATAGCCACAAGCTGTGGGCGAAATGGTTGAGTAAGTATGACCAGATGAAGTTTGCGGCTGAAAGTGGTGTGTGGAACGCACGGCCTAATGGACTGTGTAGGCGGCACTGCCCTGTAATTGAATGTGTTTACAATGGAGCGAATGGATGAAAAAACGTAAGAAACAAGTTAACGCACCTGTAGGGTCAGCTACGTTTGAGCGTCGTATGGAACGCCAACGTGCCCGACGTAAGGTAGATAAAAACGGGGTAGACCGAAACGGTAACGGTAAAGCTGATAAGCGTGAAGGCAAAGATGTTAGCCATAAGAAAGCCTTAGTCAAAGGTGGTAGTAACAAAGATGGTGTGACCATAGAGAGTTCGAGTAAGAACCGCGCCCGTAACTACAAGAAGAAAAAGTAATTCGGGCACCTGCCCGAAAGGAGAACACATTGCAGATAATAGACGACAAGGCGTTGCTGTTAAAGCTACGCAATCCAAACCGTGTCACTAAAAGCATAGTAAAAAGTAAAGTGGTACGTGATAATGAAGTGTTAGTGAATTGGGGCATTGATGAAATGCACGCACTTCGAGCGTTGAGCATAAACGTACCTTCCCCTATTCATGGGCAGTATACGTGGACAGGTAAGTATGACCCCTTTGCACACCAGAAAAAGACATCTGCATTTTTGACTATGAACAAAAAATCTTTTTGTTTTAACGAACAGGGTACAGGTAAAACGGCTAGTGCGATATGGGCGGCAGACTTCCTACTCAAACAACGTAAGATAAAACGCGTACTTGTCATATGTCCACTATCAATAATGGATAGCGCATGGCGTGAAGACCTGTTTACATTTGCACCTCACCGTACTGTAGATATAGCTCATGGGGTGTCAAAAAAACGCAAAGTTATCATTGAGCAAGGAGCAGACTTTGTCATAATAAATTATGACGGAGTAGAGATTGTATCAAAAGAGATAGCTGAAGGTGGCTTTGATTTAATTATTGTAGACGAAGCAACGCATTACAAGAACGCACAGTCCAAACGTTGGAAAACATTAAACAAACTTATTAACGAAGACACTTGGTTGTGGATGATGACAGGTACACCTGCCGCACAGTCCCCACTGGATGCGTATGGGTTGGCTAAACTCATTGACGCTACCACTGTGCCAAGGTTCTTTGGTTCGTTTCGGGATATGGTCATGCGTAAAATCACTCAGTTTAGGTGGATAGTTAAACCCGAAGCTACTGACCTTGTGTTTAACGTGTTACAACCTGCCATAAGATTTACAAAGGAAGAGTGTCTTGATCTTCCTGACATGACGTACGTAAAACGTAAGGTAGAGTTAACGCGCCAACAGCAAAAATATTATGATATGCTAAAGAAACGCATGACGATGGCTGTGGATGGTGACGAAGTTACCGCAGTGAACGCCGCAGTTGTTATGAATAAGCTACTGCAAATATCGGCAGGGGCTGTATATACTGACGAAGGGGACACCCTAGAGTTTGATATTAAGCATAGGTATAAGGTGTTACGGGAAGTCATAGACGAGAGCAGCCAAAAAATACTTGTATTCGTACCTTTCAAACATACCATTGACATACTAACAGATAAATTGCGTAATGACGGAATTACCACCGAGGTTATTCGTGGTGACGTACCTGTGTCTAGGCGTACAGATATATTTAAACGTTTCCAAACAACGAACACCCCACGCGTATTGGTTATACAACCACAGTCAGCGGCACATGGGGTTACGTTAACTGCGGCAAACACTGTAGTGTGGTGGGGGCCGACACCCTCTTTAGAGATTTATGCTCAAGCAAACGCAAGGGTACATCGTACAGGTCAAAAGCATCCCTGTACTGTCGTACAGCTACAAGGGTCTGCCGCAGAAAAGCGTGTTTACTCACTTCTTGATAACAGAATTGATGTCCACACAAAAATGATAGACCTATACAAAGAAATACTTGACTAGCTTATTACTAGCTACTAGAGTGTAATTCTCGTTAGTGTAGGAGAACGTAAAATGAGCATAGATGAAGACATACCCGCGGACAAACTCACTAAGGCGTACATAAAAATACGCGCTGAACGAGCCTTACTGTCTGCAGATTACAAAGAAAAAGATGGAAACCTGTCACAGCAGTTGGACACCTTGAAGAAAGCGTTACTAGATTATTGTGATGCACATAATGTAGAGAGCGTAAAAACCACCGAAGGGCTATTTTTTAGGTCTGCTAAAACAAAATATTGGACTGGAGATTGGGAGTCTATGTATGCGTTCATAAAAGAACATGACATGCCCGAATTTTTAGACCGTCGTTTGAACCAGACCAACGTGAAACAGTTCTTGGAGGAAAACCCTGATGTGATGCCAAAGGGTCTCAACATCACCACTGACCATGTAATAACAGTAAGGAAAAAATAATGAGTGAAGAACCATTTGTGCAGATTGAGGAGTTGGCAAAACATTTTTCAGTGTCAATTTCTACAATCCGAGCGTGGGTTAGGCAGGGACATATTCCTAAACCCACGTATATCAAGATCGGTAACACTTACCGATTTAAGAAAACCTCAGTAACAGATGCGTTAACTAAAGCCGCGCAAGATGTACATGAGCAACCAAACACAGATCAGCTTGAATTTGATTTTAGCGCTGACGAAGATGTGTAAAAAAGCCAGAAGGAGAACAACATGGCAGAGACTTATATTATTGAAAACGTAGAAGCACTATGGCCTAAGATCGACAAGACGTATACGTTCGATCAAAGCGTAAAACGTAGTGTACCTTGTGGGCCAAGAGATCAGGGTGCAGATTTTTCCATTGCATTCCGTATGGGTAGCGCAACGGCAAAAGCGTTGTTTGTGCAAATGAAAGACGCGTATGACGCTAACAAAGAACCTAAGTGGGTAGATAAGTTAGTTAATCCGTTTGTTAAAGATGACAACGGCACATACACGCACAAGGCAAGCTTAAAAGGTGCTTACAAAGGCGAAGTTACTAACAAACCATTGCAAGTGGATTCCCAAGGCACACCGTTGCCAGATGATTTTCAACTAACAACGGGTAGTACAGTTAGTGTAGCTGTGCAGTTAATACCTTATGACTTTGGTGGTAAACAAAGTGTGTCGCTACGACTAAAGGCTGTACAGGTTATTAAGTATGTTCCTATGGAAGTACGTAATCCGTTCGGTGCTGTAGATGGTGGCTTTGTTATGGAAGACGCTAATCCTTTTGCCTCTACACCAAAAGTTGTGAAGAGTAACAATGTGTTAGATGAAGCACCTGCAGATGATGGGTTTGACGAAGAGCCAGTTAAGAGAACCGCAACTAAAGCGGCGACTGTGCCACCGTCTAATGATGGGGAATTAGGTTCTATCATAGAAAATTGGGACGACTAAACATTTCCCTACCACGGCTATTAGTTTAGCCGTGGTTAACCTTATGATGACGAGTGGTGACGATGAAAACAAAAAACTTTTTAAGCTTATTACTGGCGGGTGAAGGCCATTACTGTGTCTTTGCGGCTAAAGGTGGCGCTCCTAAACAAAGTTTCTACACTGATATAGATGACCTTTTAGATGCGGCACATGACTACGATGCCAACGGGTACGATGTATACTTTGCATTGGCTACGTTAGATACAGCAGGGTCTCGCAAGGCAGACAATGTACGGGGTATGAAGTCTTTTTTCCTAGACCTAGACTGTGGTGAAGGTAAAGAGTTCCCCGATCAAGAAACTGCTATTACGGAGTTACGTGCTTTTTGTGGGCGGCATAGCTTACCTAAGCCTACACTCATAAACTCAGGGCGTGGCATACACGTCTATTGGGTTTTATCCGAATTAATATGCAAGGACGATTGGCTACCTGTAGCTGAACGCCTCAAACAACTGTGTAAAGAGGATGGGTTTGAAGCCGACCCTTCTGTTACGTCAGATGTAGCGCGGGTCTTACGTATACCGTCTACACACAACCATAAAGGTACTCCACCTATACCTGTAACGTTTTTTGGAATTTCACCGCCTGTTCCTATAGCTTTTGATGTTTTTTCTAGGTTGTTGGGTGCTGACCCGATACCAGTTCCAACAAGGTACAAAGCCAGTAGCACAAGTGCATTTTTAGATGCGATAAACGAAAATCAGCGGGGTAGTTTTAAACGCCTGTTGGTGAAGACCGCCAAAGGTACAGGCTGTACGCAGATAAAACATATAATAGAAAACCAAAAAACTGTATCACATGACTTGTGGCGTTCGGGTTTGTCTATTGCGAACGTATGTACAGACGGGGACAAGGGCGCAGAGCTGATGTCCAGTAAACACGACGACTACAGTTTAAGTAGAACATTGCGAAAGATGCAGGATACGGGAGGGCCACACTTCTGTAGTACGTTCTCTACACATAACTCGTTATGTGATACGTGTCCTAACAACGGTAAAATATCTACACCTGCTATGCTTACAAAAGAGATAGCA